CAATTGCGTCTCGTTCTCTTTTAAGTTTTAAAGCAATAACTTGTTCTTTTTGAATACGCTCCATCATGTCTTCGGTTCTGGTATACAGATCTCCCAGTTCCGGTGGACAATGATAGACCATTATCTCGCGCAGTTCTGTTTGCATAGACTGTAACCGACTCAACATCAATACACGTTGCAGTGCTCGTTTGCCGATGCTGGCGGTTCCAGTATAAACATCATATGCATGTTTTTCTTCTTCCTCAAAAATAGCTTTGCAGTAAGCATAATTTTCAAAGTAAGTACCCAATGCTTCTCCAATTTGGGTATAGATATCATCGGGTTCTCGTTTACTGAGTTCGATAATACGATTCTTTTCCTGAATGTATTGATTCTTCTCAGCTATTGTAGGAGCTCGGTCTTTGAATTTGGAGTTAAATTGGCTTTCTAGATCATTGAGTACGCCTTTGACATCCGCGACGGCGCTTTGCACTTCTTTGTAGAGTTCGCATCCTTTTTTAACTGCGGCTACGGCTCCATTGGCAAGGGCAAATAAGGTTAGCGGATCCATATATATGACCCACTCTTGACTTCTAAACCAATTTGAATTGGCCTTGGCAAAACTTTGGTTCCTTTATAGTAGTTGTTATTGATGGACCAAAATTTTTGAACTATAGATACTTACCAAATATCTATAAAATATTTTCTATAGTGTTTCCTTACATTCTATGCGGAGGCGTAACTGGGCTAGGTTGTGGTGGATTTTTAGGTGGTCGATGTGCAAACCAACTCATAGTGTTTTCCTCGGTCGTAAAAAAACCTGGACTAATCCAGGTTATTTGTAAATTATTCTAGTTCCGACCCCAGTTCCTTTTTGCAAAGGACTTTGGTCTGGTATATGAATCGCTTTGCCTACTCCTACCATACAATATTCATCCGTCTGTAAATCATGTATAAACCAACTGGTAGTTTGTGTTTCAAAATTTGCAAATACCAAATTGACAGTCTGTTCGTTTGGTGCCTGGGTGGCCATAACCAACTTCTCTCCATACTTTTCCATGGTAAACTGCACGTCTTCATAACTACCACACATGGCTTGTATTTTTCTTGCTCTAGGCTCAGCATTAGCTGTTAGAGCTATAGTGGCCAGTAAGATGGCAGCTAAAAATGTCTTCATATTGTATATATCGTTTAATGATACAATGATAAAATACAAATATTATGATTCTTCTTGGTAATCGAATCTGCCGCACACTATATCATAAAATTCGTCTAGTTCTCCGCCCCATTTGCCTTTAAGATACGGACGCAGATCGTGACACAATTTTGCATTTTTGTCTTTATTTGCTTGTACAAATTCGTTATGCAGTTTTTTCCAATGATCTAGCTTGACTACTTCTTCTAGCGGAATTCGATCTCCCGGAACTACACAAAATGTTTCTAGTATTTTGCCTTCTACATCAAACGTTTCTAGCTCTAGTACAGTGTATCTTTCACTGAGTTCTTCGGCTACTTGTCTTGAAAAAATAATATCCATTATTTGGTTGCGCTTTCGTATGTGCGTTTTTGTATTCCTACATCTTTATATATCTGCTGCACAGCTCGAGCCTGATAATAACAGTCAATAAGTGCGTTGTGAGCGCCATGCCTATCTTTTTTTCTAGGATCACCGTGTACACCAAAAAGAGTACGGCTATCTCTAATCTGCCAAAACTGCCACGGTGTTGGACGATTCATTTGTCTGTACAAGTCTTCTAAAATAACAATATCAAATGCTGGTCCTTGACACCAGATGTTGTCTACTCCAACCAAGAAACGATTGAGTTCATCTAGCATGGTGTCAAGACTGATTCGACCCTCTGTGCCCATGGCCTCTTCACGCACTTCTTCGGTCTGTTTGCCCCACCATGCCACTGTTTCATCTTGAATATGACGTTCTAGTGCTATTTGCTCGTCAACATCGGGTTTAAGATAAAGACCCTTTTCGGTGTCAACATCCTCGTCCCAGGGACTAAATTTAACTGCGCCAAGAGTAAGAATTACAGACCATGGTCTAGTGCTTAGTGTTTCTAAATCTAGCATGGCGTCCATTGTTGACTCCTTAGTGCTTTGTCTGCCTCGGCTGCTGCTACACGCTTACGCAGACTACTAGAACTAAACGAATGATCGCGACCATTGAATACTAATCCAATATTTCGATCCCAACATTCTTGTCTTCCAGTAAAGTCTTTTTCTGCATACTCTATTCCTAGTATACGCACGTCCAATGGTAAAATCAATAGCAAGTCTATAAGATCTTGCTCGGTCTGGTATACAACCACCTCATCAACATAACGGCACGCCGCCAGTTGTATTTGCCTTTCAACGATCGACTGTACAGGTTTATTTTTAGTGTCTGGTCGGTCAATAGTAGGGTCTGTTTGAAGTCCGGCAATAAGATAGTCGCAATGATTCTTAGCCTCAGCCAACATCGCGACATGCCCGGCATGGAGCATGTCAAAGGTTGAAAATGTAATTCCAATCTTAAGTCCTTTGTCCTTAAGTTCTCTAATATGGTTGAATATCATTAGTTAGCTGGTTCTAGTTTAACGTTGAGAGGAAAGCCATTGTTACGAGCCAGCAGTGTTGCTTCAACACCTTTTTGTTCGGCGATTTCGTAAGGTAGTGTGCTTACTACACTAGATCCTTCTTCGTGAATCTTCATTGTAATTTCGTGCGCTGTTTCGTCAGTATGATGAAATATAGATTTCAATGTTTCAATAACAAACTCCATAGTAGTTACATTATCATTCAAATAAATGACATTAAACAAACTTGGAGGTTGAATGTTTGTTTTAACCTGAATCTTGGGTTTTACTACGATGTCTGTTTTGCTCATAATTCTTGAGAGTTAAAGTAGGGGGATAATTCCCCCTACTGTTATTGTATTACTTAGCAAACGTAATTGCAATTTTTTTGGCTTTTTGTTCCTCAGGAACAATATGCTCAAGACTAATTGCCAGAATACCATTGATTACAGTGGCGCCCTTGACTTCTACGTTATCTGCCAAAGTAAAATGGCGAACAAAATTTCTAGCACTAATACCTCGGTGTAGATATTCGTACTCGTCCTTTTGCTTTTGTTCACCGCGGATCGTTAGGACATTTTCTTTGTATTCAATATCCAATTCATCTTCATTGAAGCCAGCAACAGCAAGTTGGATGGCATAATGATTTTCATCGATCCTTACAATGTTGTGTGGCGGATAGTTATCCGTTTTACTATTGGCAAAGGTTCGGCCTAATTCATTGAATAGTCGGTCGAAACCCACAGCGTGGCGATGTAGGGTAGGTAGGTCAAAAGTACTGATGGTATATGTTGTCATAATATTTTCTCCTTTCTATAAGCAAGTTATGACATATATGAGTGTAGACCCCAATTGGGCATCTACACCGCATATTCTTTACTTCTTTTCTGTAAAATCAGCATCAATTACATCATCGTCCTTGGGCTTAGGTTCCGACTCTGTAGTTGATGACTGGGTTGCTTCGTTAATGACATTTGCGGCAACAAATAACTCCGATAGACGAGTTGTAATTGCTTCCTTGTCTGTACCTGCTATTGCTTCTTCTAGTTTAACGATGGCATCTTGTATATTCTTCGTCTGATCCTCCGAGAGCTTGCCCTCAGCTTCTTTTAGATCAGTGCGGACCTTGTGGACGACCGAATCCGCTTGGTTCCTTATGTCAATTAATTCGCGCTGCTTCTTATCGGCGTCAGCATTGGCTTCGGCATCACGAATCATTTCTTCAATCTGCTCTTTGCTTAGTCCACTGTCCGACTTAATAGTAATCTTGTTTTCTTTGCCAGTGGACTTGTCCTTGGCACTTACTTTAAGAATACCATTAGCGTCAACATCCAGCGTGACTTCTACTTGTGGTACACCGCGTGGAGCAGGTTGAATTCCTTCTAAATTAAATTCACCTAATAGTTTATTATATTGTACAAGTTCACGTTCGCCTTGATAAACTTTGATTGTTACAGCCGGCTGATTGTCTTCGGCTGTGGAGAATACTTGACTATGCTTGGTAGGAATAGTGGTATTCTTCTGTATTAGTTTGGTCATCACACCGCCCATGGTTTCAATACCCAGGCTTAGTGGGGTTACATCAAGTAGTAGAACGTCCTTGCGTTCGCCGCCTAGAACAGCACCTTGTACTGCTGCTCCTACTGCGACTGCTTCATCTGGATTGACATCACGGCGTGGTGCCCGTCCAAATAGTTTTTCAACTTCTTCTTGAACTTTGGGCATACGTGTCATGCCGCCCACAAGGATAACTTCGTCAATGTCACTGGCTGTAACACCAGCATCCCGCATAGCAACACGGCAAGGTTCAATACTACGTTGAATTAGGTCTTCGACTAGACTTTCTAGTTTTGCTCGAGTAATCTTAATGTTTAGATGTTTAGGACCTGTAGCATCGGCAGTAATGTAAGGCAAGTTAACATCTGTTTGTGTACTATTACTCAATTCAATTTTTGTTTTTTCTGCTGCTTCTTTTAGGCGTTGTAATGCCATAACGTCCTTACTTAGATCAACACCGCTTTCTCTCTTGAATTCAGTAATCAAGTAATCCATTATTCTTTGGTCAAAATCTTCTCCACCCAAAAATGTGTCCCCATTGGTGCTAAGTACTTCGAATTGTTTATCACCATCCACATCAGCGATGTCAATAATTGATATATCAAAAGTACCACCACCAAGGTCATACACAGCAATTTTACGATCCTTTTTATCACTTTTGTCCGCTCCGTAGGCCAATGCCGCTGCGGTCGGCTCGTTAATAATACGCAGAACTTCTAGACCAGCAATCTGCCCTGCGTCTTTGGTAGCCTGACGCTGGCTATCATTAAAATAAGCAGGTACAGTAATAACTGCCCGAGTTACTTCATGTCCAAGATAGTCTTCGGCAGTCTTTTTCATCTTGCGAAGAACTTCTGCACTAATTTGCGGAGGAGCCAATTCTCGATCCAATGCCGATACCCAAGCATCACCATTTTTACTTTCCATAA